TGATGGTATAATGGATGGTATTGATTTTGATGGTGATGGTAAGGTTGATGTATATTTCACACACAGACAATGTGAACACGTGTGGGCTGATTTTGGTAACGAGGGTGAAGAAGAATGTTTGAAGTGTGGAAAAATCAGGAGGATTCAATAATGACTAAAAGAGAAATTGCCAAAAAAAAATAGAAAAAAAATGGCAAAGGAAACAATCAAATCTCAACAAAAGGCCGGAACATACACGCAAAAAAAATAATTATGGTTTTAAATAAAGAAAAATTAGTAAACGAAGGTTATTTATCATTTAACTTAAAGGATGTTGACGAAGATTTACATAACGAATTGTATAATAAGTTTAATAAATTAGATAAATTATCATATATTGATAGATTGAGATATGATTGTACCATAGAGGGTGATTTAGAAAAATTTTCGTTTGAAGATTATTGTAAAAAATTAAAAGATGAGTTTAATTTATCCGATGATTCAAAATTTCAACATTACCCAGCTGATAAAAATAAAATTAAATTAGCTTTTAATTTAAAAAGTGAATACGAATATGTATCTAAGTGTAAAAAAGAAATTGACAATTTTAAAGGAAACCATAAAGCTCAATCATGGTTATTTAGTTCGCCGATTCCCCTTTTTCCACTAAATCCAGTAGTTGAAAAGATATATAAAAAAATATTAAATAATCTATATCCTGACTATGTTAATGAAAATTTGTATTTTGAGAATGGATTAGATCAATTTGATTTAACACTATATGAAAAAAATGATTTCATAGAACCACATAGTGATGGGATAGACCCTCAAAGACTTTGTGTAATTTTAATATATCTTAATGATGATTATCAAACAGGATTTGGGGGAGAGTTAATAATTAAAAACCATATTAAAGTCACACCTATTTTTGGAAATGTAGCCATTTTAGATTTTACAGCAAATAATCCAATTCATAGTGTAAACCATGTATTAGATGATGAATTTAAACGATTTGCTTTTATAAAATTTTTTTACAAAGAAAAAACAAAATAATTAAAAAAAACCTCACTTCGGTGAGGTTTTTTCGTTTACTATATTTATATATAACATAATATGGTAAAATCATGAGTACAGACTTTGAATTATTTCCTGGTAAAAACCTAAGTGGGTTATTTAAGGACATATACGATAACCAAGTAAATAAAAAACAACGAATCTCTGAATTAATTGCCGAGATGAAAAAGGTGATTAGACATGCTGGAGACATGGCGGTTATTGGACCAATCATAAAGGATTTGGTAGATACATCTGTAAAGAATGATGATGCGTTAATCAAACTAGCTGCTATTGCACAAAGAATTATTGCATCTCAACACAAATCCGAAGGCGATACGGGATTCCTTAGTGATGAAGAAAAAGAACAATTATTAAAAGAAATTGAAATAACAGCAAAAGAAGTTGTGAGTGAACAAGACCACAAAGTTGATGAGTTAACTTTTGAAGTAGAGGAACTTAAAAACAAATTAGGTAAGAAATAATGGCAAGAGATAAGGATATAAAAAATTCAGGAAGGGGAGGTTCTCCCTTACTTGAAAATGTTACCGCAATAGTACAAAGTGTAGTCCTTACATTAGATGATGTAAACTTAAAAAAATTACATGAAGGAAATCCAAACTATGAAGAATTATCTTTAGAACATATCGGTGGTATAACAATTCGTCCTGTAAGAGACCCTGTTTTAAGAGTAAATTCAGGAGTTATTATTCAGCCATTGGATAGAAATAATACGGATTTTCCAATTGTTGGGGAAACAGTAGATTTGGTTAGTAATGGCGGTGTTGTTTATTATAGAAGACAATCATCTACAAATATTAATATTGGAAACGCTTCGGAGGATGTTGATTTATTAGTATATCCAATAGAACAATCACAATCTTCTCCAAGTTCACAAGATTATAAAGAAAACAATCAAAGTGGTACACCAAATCCTAATACACGAGATAATCAAAATAGAAAATCAAAATTTGGAACATATTTTCAATATCGAAAAATAAATCAATTAAAACCATACGAAGGTGATAAAATTATTCAATCGAGATTTGGCCAATCGATTCGTTTTAGTGGATACAATAATGCAAATAATGTTTTTTCACCCACTATTATATTAAGAAATGGTCAAGGACAGAACAACACGAAATTTAATACAATAATTGAAGAAGATATAAATGTTGATGGTAGTACTATTTTAATTGGTAGTGGAGAGTATAAATCTAATTTTTCAGCAACTACAAGTATAAAACCAACTAAGTTTTTAAATTATCCAAATGAACTAAAAGGAAATCAGTTAATTTTCAATTCTGATAGAATTCTAATTTCATCTAGATCCGGCGAAATGATTTTTCATTCCAAGGGGAACTATGGATTTATATCCGATGGTAAATTTTCAATAGATAATGGTCTTGGTGCTGATTTAGATTTTGGTGGAGCAGTTAATATAACTACTACGAGAACCAATTCAAATATATTATTTAATTCGGGAACTGGAAAATTATTTTTAAATACTAACACAAGTGGTAAATCACCAAATACAGCCAAACCAAGTGAACCATTAGTTAGGGGTAATACTTTAAAAGAAATTTTGGAAACTATGATTACTTTAATTAATGCTCAAGTTTTTAGAACTCCATCTGGACCAACTGCTATAGGACCCGAGAATAGAACTGAATTTGATGCATTGAAAAAAAGATTATCTGAAATGTTATCAACTTTAAATTATACAGAATAAAATGTCATACGATATTTTTAAACAAAATATGTTAGCTTTCATGCTAAATCAACCAAATATAACAGCTAAAGAACAATTTGCTAAAAAAATGGTTGAAGAATATGACGCGTTGATAAAACGAGGTTTCGATAGTATGAATGGCATAACTTTACAGCAAGGAAATACCGAATTGATGGAACAAGTTTTAAATGGAGTTTTAGAAACTGCATTTCAACAATCATCTGGTGAACATGCTATTATTACAAATATGGGCAAAGCCTTTCAGGCATATTGGACACCACAAGTTGGATTTGGTAGACAGATAGAACAAATTCAAGAGATAGCTGATGATAATACATTAGAAGGTGCCCGAGAACTTGCCAAGACAACAAGTGCACAAATTTTAAATGATGAACCTGGGGGTGCAGCAGGACCAGATGGAACTTTCTTTGGTTATAATCTCGGTGGAAAAATGAGAGAAATTCAAAGACAATTGGAAAACGAAGAACCTCCAACACCAATTCCTGCCGGCAGTGGTAAAAATGAAGTACTTCCATATACCCCTCAGCCAACTATAATAGTTGAATGTCCTACTGCATCTGAATTGTATTTGAGAGATGGAAAAATAAATTATGAATTACAATTATCCCGCGATATAAAACTAAAACATCTAACAACAAAATCGGGGTCATTTCCTTCTTTAAAAAATATGCCAACCTCAAATACTAGATATCCTGGAATAATAAAAATTCCTGAAATTGTTTGTAATTTAAAATCTTTAGCTGTTAATATAGTTCAACCATTACTTGAAGCATATCCAGGGTTCATGAATCCTGTTGACGGAAAGGGTTTTCAAAAAATTAACTCTGCGTTTAGAAATTATAGTACAGCAGGAGGTGCATCCCAGCACATGCTTGGAGAAGCTATTGATATACAATGGTTAACCGGAGCTGATTTTAAAGGTTCTAACTATTCAACTGAAAAGTATATGGAAATATCTAATTGGTGTTTACGAAACTTACCAGTAGACCAACTAATTTACGAACATACTCAAACTTACGGTAGAGTTTGGTTACATATCTCACATAGAAGGAGTGGAGTTCAACGAACTGATAATGCATGGACAATGTATGGTGGAAAATACAGAACAGGATTTTATAACTCTTATCCATCTAAATAAAAAATAATTATGGCAGTAATGAGATTATTTCCACCACCAACACCATCTGTAACACCCTCTGGGGTTTTTGTGCATATTGCTCAGATTACAAACTTCGTTACTACCGCGGGTACTTGGCCGGTGTATGATGTGACAACTGAAATTTTAACAGACGAAATAATTACTCAAAGAACTACTACACCAACCCAAACTACTACACCGGCACAAACTACAACCACACCAACTCCTGCACCTACTCCTGTGCCTGTACCCACTCCTACACCGAGTCCAACTCCAACACCAACACCGAGTCCTCGGATAATTATAGATGATGATTTCTCAGGACCTGCAGCAGGATAATAAAATATGGCAAAACCAACGAATGATAGCGGATTTTTTTTGGACCAGTTGATAGTTCAAATTAGGATACACTTACAAAGTGTAGGTGGAATTTATATAACAACTGGTACTATAGCACCAGTTCCTACTTTAATTCCTGGATTTAAAACTTGGACTGGATATACAATCCCAGCAAGTGGTGATACAATAGGTATTCCTGCTTTACAAGCACAAAATACACAAGAATTTAATAATAGTACAATTAATGTTGCTGTTGAGTTAGAAAATGATCCAAATGTAATACAAGATTGGAATCAAACACGATTACAACAAAATGGAAGTACAAGTGCAGGAGCAGGTGGTAATGGATTCGGTACTAACACAACTGGATTAACTCCTGTTAAAAATACAAATGTTGTAAACACATCAACTACAAAAAATTTCCCAAAAGGAACCGAACCAAGTTTGGCAAAGATAGATTTCGGAGCAACTTGGGATGTTATTGCAGCTCAATATATTGCTAGGAAAGAATCATTTCGTGATACAGCTAAAAATGATCAAGGTAATCCACGATTGGGATATGGTACATCTATGTTATTAATAAAAGCAAATCCTTGGACTACTAGAAAAGTAGAATATGGTGATACAACTACCAAAGAAAATGCTATGTTAGTTTTACAATATCAAGTTAGAAATACCTTTTACTATAAAGTAGTAGGTAATGCTAAAAATAAACGAGGAAGAGTTTATCAAATGCCAAAGGAAACTTTTGATGCTTTAACCAAGACACAAAAAGCAGCATTGGTATCTTTTGCATATAATTGTGGAAGTTTTAAGAATTTCCCAGATATAATTGATAATATAAAAGCCGGTAAGTTTGAAGAAGCTGCAGTAGGTATTGAAAATGGTCCAATTAAAGGTGCCGAAGATGGTATAACATATACCGGTTTAATTAGAAGAAGAAGAGAAGAGGCTGCACTTTTTAGATATAAATAATTTCTACAAAACCCAAAATCCATAAAACACATATTTATATTAGTGAAATAATATATTTTAAAAATGGATACTAAAAAATTAGCACAAATTATTAAAGTACTTGTAGAAGCAGAGGTAGCAAGGAAACAAGAACATTTTCTTACCAAAATTTTTCCAAAAATTTTAGAAGAAGAAGTTAATAATAAATTTGCAAAAGTTTTAAAAGAAAACAAAACTAAAGTAACAACTCCAGTAAAAGAAGTTGACCCTTTTGCTCTTGCAGAATCTATATTACGAAAAGATAGACAACAAGTTCAAACTAAGCAATCAAAAGAGTTTACAAAAAATCCAGTATTAAATGAGATTTTAAACCAAACACAACCATTCAGTTCTGCTCAAAGAAGTGGTCTTGGTGGAGGTACTTCAATTTTAGATACATACCAACAACCAATTCAAGAAGCAGCATCTTATGTTCCTTCTTATATGGCCGCGGAACCCGATATTGATGAGACCATGAATTTTGCATCAATTAACTCACAACCAGGTGTTGATGTAATAAGACAACAAATGGCAGCAAAGATGGGTTATGGTGATATGACTACTGGTGGTGGATTAGGAGTTCAAACTGGAGTTTCACATTTAGATAAAGCATTGAATAGAGATTACTCTCAATTAGTTAAGAGGTTTAAGAAGTAACAATGGCGTATGTAATTGGAAATAGAATTCTTAAAGATACCGATCCTTCGTTAAAATCAAGGGCGTATGGAATAACTTTACCTGTAAAAGTAGGAGTAAATGGCTTTTTTGAGCAAGGATTTACATCGTATGAACAAGCAAAATCCAATCTTAGAAATCTACTTTCAACACGAAGAGGTGAGAGGGTAATGCAACCATTATTTGGAAGTGGATTACATTCTCTGTTATTCGAACAAATGGGTGATGATTTTGAATTTGATTTAGAACAAGAAATTACAAACTCAGTATCACTATGGTTGCCGTATATAAAAATAAATGAAATAGATGTAGAAATAACCGATGAAATGAGAGATAGAAACTTAGCAAGAATAGGTATTACATTTTCAGTAGGAACACAAATTGAAACTGATAATGTAACCTTTTTAATAAGAGGATAATATAAATGACACTAAATAGTACAACAAGAAAAAGTAATCAAGGTAGAGATATAAAATATCTCAATAAAGATTTTGCATCTTTTAGGCAAAATTTAATAGATTACGCAAAAAATTATTTTCCAGAAACTTATTCGGATTTTAATGAATCGTCTCCTGGTATGATGTTTATTGAAATGGCATCGTATGTAGGTGATGTACTTTCGTATTATGCAGACGATTCATTAAAAGAATCTTTATTACTTTATGCGGAAGATAAAGCAAATATTGTTGCTCTTGCTAATTATCTAGGATATAAACCCAAAATAACTTCACCTGCTTTGGTAAACTTATCAGTTTATCAGTTAATTCCGAGTAAAAGAAAGACCGGTAGTGCTACTGAATATGAACCAGATTCTAAATATTATTTAAGGATACGAGAAGGTATGTTATGTCAGTCATCATCTGGAGTAATGTTTAGAACAACTGAATTGTTAGATTTTATGTCCGGATATGAAAGAGAGATTTCGGTATATAGTAGAAACAATGATGGTACTCCTGAATTTTATTTAGTAAAAAAATATATAACTGCAATTTCTGCCGAACTAAGATCTGTCACAACAAATTTTGGAACTACTCCTCTTAAATTTTCTCAAATACGATTAGCAGAAACTAATGTTATTGATATTATTGATGTTCGTGATTCAAGTGGTAATAAATGGTATGAAGTTCCATATCTTGCACAAGAGATGGTTTATATTGATTATCCAAATTCTGAACAAACTGATAAAGATTTGGTTCAATTCAAAGAGTCAGTTCCAAATTTATTAAAATTAATTAAAACTTCTCGTAGATTTGTAAAACAAATAAACCCTGATGATTCAACAACAATAGTATTTGGCGGGGGTGTTGGTTCGAGAGATGAAACTTTAATACCAAATTTTAAAAATGTAGGACTCGGGTTAAACTCATCAATTAACAATTTAGGTTCATCATTTGACCCTGCAAACTTTTTAAAAACAAATACATACGGTCAAGCACCAACTGGTAATATGTTAGTTTCGTATTTAATAGGTGGAGGTGTACAATCAAATGTATCGGTTGGAACTATTACTAAAATAGAAGCAATTAGTTTTGATGAGGATATTACATCATTTGGGGCAGATTTAACACTATATGAAAGAGTAAAAAGGTCGGTTGCAATAGATAACGAAACAACTGCAACAGGTGGTAAAGGGCCGGAAACTATTGAAGAAATTAGAGAAAATGCTCTAGCCAACTTTGGTTCACAAAACCGAGCAGTAACTCGTAAAGATTATCAAGTTAGAGCATTATCATTGCCTGCAAAATATGGTGGAGTTGCAAAAGCATATTGTGCTCCAGATGGAGAATTAGATAATAATTCACCTGCATCAATTTTAGCAAATCCAGATGTTTTAGACCAATTTACGGCACTAGTTACGGATTTAAAAAATAAAAATCTTACTGCAATTCAAACTAAACAAGAGGTTGAAAAATTCTTGATTGGTAAGAAAAATAATATACAAGAAAAAAATAATCCATTTGCTATTAACCTATATGTTTTAGGGTATGATTCAAATAAAAATTTATCATCACTTAATAGAGCAGTGAAAGAAAATGTTAAAACATATATGAACGAGTATAGGTTGTTAACGGATGGTGTTAATCTTTTAGATGGGTTTATAATTAATATTGGAATTGAATTCGAAATTAGAGTATATGGTGGATATAATAAAAATCAAGTTTTAACTCGTTGTATATTAGAACTCCAACAATATTTTAATATTGATAATTGGACATTTAATATGGCTATAAACATTTCTGAACTTGAATTATTAATAGCAGGTGTCGAAGGAGTACAATCAGTACCGATGGTTGAAATCGTAAATAAATGTCTAGGTAAGTATTCCAAGAATTCATATAATATTAAAGCTGCCACAAAAAATAAAATGGTATACCCATCATTAGATCCTTCAATATTTGAACTTAAATTTCCAAATCAAGATATAAGAGGGAGGGTAGTATAATGTATCAGTTTTTAACTGCATCAAAAGATGCATCCATTTATTTACAACAACCAACCCAAAATACTGGATTGGATGAAATATTAGAAGTTTCCAAAACCTATTATGGAAATCTTAAAGATATATCTCGTTCATTTATTCAATTTGATTTGAATTCATTTTCATCTTCAATAGTAAATGGAGATATTACCATGAGTTCTGCTGAACTTATCTTACACGAAATTGAGGCATCTGAAATTCCTCTATCATATACGATATATGCTCATCCTGTTTCACAATCGTGGGAAATGGGTATAGGTACTCGTTTTGATGAAATAACTACAGATGGAATTACTTGGAATAGTAAATCAACAGCAGTTAATTGGTTAGGTGCAGCCTCTCTTTCATTAGATTCCACTGGTTCTTATAATGGTAGGGGTGGTACATGGTATACAGCTTCTCAATCTACACAATCATTCGAATATCAATCCGCGGATTTATCAATTGATGTAAAGAATACACTTCGATTGTGGTTAAGTGGTTCACTTCCAAACAATGGATTTATACTTAAACACCATTCGTCTTTTGAAAATGATGTAAATGATTATGGACAATTAAAATTCTTTTCAAAAGAGACAAACACAATATACCAACCAAAAATTAGAATTGGGTGGAATGACTCTACGTTTACTACTGGTTCTTTACCTGAACTTACATCTGATGATATTCATGTAACATTCAAGAGATTAAAAACACGATATAAAGTTGGTAGTAAACCAGAAATTAGAGTTTTTGGTAGAGAAAAATATCCATTAAGAACTTATACTGATTATTACACATATAATGATTTAAAGTATCTTCCATCAACAACCTACTATCAAATCAGAGATGTAGTTACGGATGATATTATTGTTCCATTTGGTGAATATTCAAAAGTTAGCTGTAATGATAGTGGTAATTTTTTTAAATTAAATTTACATAATTGGGAAACTAATAGAGAATATTATATTGAAATAAAAGTAGATAGAGACGGGGTAATAGAATATTTCTCCGATAAAGATTTAACATTCTTAGTAGAAAAGTAATGGCATTAAGTAACGAATTTATATTATCAGAACTTATCAAAAGTGGTTCAGCTGCATTAAGACAACCAACTGCACAAGATGGTACTCTTGTAGTTAATACATCCGTAGATACTGATGGTTCTAGTTTTGGTTATGTTGAAAGACCAATTTACAACAACGAACAACTTATTAAAGCAGTTGATACGGTTGTAGATGAACTCATATCACCACCAGACGTTGAATCGCCTGCAGTGGTTTTAAAATCAATTTATGATGATTTAAGAGTTCAGTTTAATCAAGCACTTGCTGATATACGAGATTTACAACAACAAGTAGATAATTTGACTACTGAAAATTCTTCCCTTAGAAGTACAATAAACCAGTTGAATATTCAAATAGATTTAGAAAAATTATTAAAAGCATCTGCAGAAAACGAAAGAGATGCCACAAATCAAGTATTACAATCAGTATCGTTGGATTTACAATCTGCTCTTTCCAAAGGTGTTAAAGAAGCAGTAGAACGAGTTTCAAGAGAAGCCTCCTTACAAGGATTACTTGCTGAAAAGGAAGCATTTATAGCTCTACAAGAACAGGCCAAAGAAACTATAGATAGAGCTAATAATACTATTGCAACTATACAAGATAACTTAGTTGCTGCTCAAAACAATTTTGCAGATGCTGCTAATGCATTAAATGAAAGAAATAGTGAAGGAAGAGGTACTATCATTTGTACTGAAATGTATAATCAAGGATTCATGCCACAATTCATTTATGATATGGATTCCAAATTTGGTGATATTGTACTCCAAAAAAATCCTCAAATCATGTATGGGTACTGGATATGGGCTCAACCGATTGTTGATAAACTTAAAACATCCAAATCGTTTTCTAAATTTGTTTATAACTATTTTGTTAAAGACTGGTCAGAATACATGGCTTATGAAATGGGTATTTTACCAAACCAAAATTATAAAGGAAAATTCTTACACAAATTTGGTGAGAAGTTTTCAATTTTAGTATATAAAGTGTTTGCAAATAAGAACAAACAAGTATCATGGCAATAAGAGGATTTAAAGAAATAGTAGATAAAAAAGGGTATAAAGTAAGTGCCAAAGATAGGTCAATCTTCGAAAGAGAGATTGGTAAATCTTATTTTGGTATGGGTATATCTGATATGATTGAATTTATTGTATATGATTCAAACAACAACCAACTACCACAAGGAGATGCTCGACAACTAGTAAGATATATTCCGTTGGATATCGAAAATATTAGAAAATATTTTTTAATTACTCAAAACAAATCAAACATGAAAATGAATGGAACGAGTGAGTATATTATTGATATAGAAAAACTTGTTAATGAAGCTGGGTATTCTAATGGAGTTTTTAAAACCCAAGTAACCCTACTAAATAGAAGAGCTGGTTCGGAAACGATTAAGAAAGATAAAATGTGGATACATGAAATATCACCATCAAGAACGGAAATTCGTGTTTTACCATTAGAAGATGAAAAAGAACAAGTGTATCCTGATTTACAAAAAAGATTAGATATTATTCTAAAAATGGGTGATTTTAGAGATGATACCATTTATTTTGTAAAACCGATGGTAGAGGCCATTAAAGTAGAAGAGGTTATTAAATCATTCTTAACAATTAATGGAACCGTTGTATCTGGTGAAAATTATGTAAAATTAATTCAAGCAGAATTTAAAATACAAAGTTGGGACTTATTTATAAAA